CGACACATTGTAATTTTTAAATGTGTATTTAATTGTTAACTTTTGGGCAATATTGAGTTTATCCCAATTATTTCAATTTGCGAAGCGCCCCCGCAGGGGCGCCTTTTTATTATGTATTTATTTATTTCCTGTTGATTTTGGGGTAGTGACCTATTTTCTTCAGATGATCAAACGCAGAGATGCGTTGTTAGATTTGACTCGGTTTTGTTAACGAGGGTTTATGCTAACCAATTTCGGACGATTCTGGTCCACCGGACCAGTGTTGTTGGTGCCCCGCACCACCGGATCCCCTACCCTTTAAGTGTTAAGGATGAGGTTCGGGATAAAAATTGTAAACCTGTAAGGGGGGTTATATTTCGTTCGGCCACTTATATTTTAGTGGATGGTCTCGTTTAGGATATTTTGTTTACGTTTTAGTTAGTTAATTGGAAAAAGAGACGCAACCTGAAGTGTTGTGCAATATTATGTAACTTTATTTTTCAGATTTGCGGGGCGTCGACGATTTAATGATTTGTTTTTGTCTTCGTTTCTTAATGGCTATTGTTCTTGAGCCTGAGCTTGTCGACCAGCGTGTTGTTGGTGTTGTTCGTTATCCGTTCGATGCGGATGTTTTACGTGATGCGGCTATTCAGGCCGCTCAGGCGCGAGGTCGTTTTGATTTATTTGTGCAAGGTGCACTTTCGAATTTTCGTTATGCCCATCCCAAGATTTTTGGATTGCATGGTGTCCGTCTTGGCGAGATCATCGCATTCCCGCGTGATTTCGTGCGGGATGCGTTGTTTCATTGCTACAATCACCGTGAAGGTTTTGATGGTTTTCCGTTGGATGTTTATCATGTGGTGGATATGGCTCATCGGTTGTTGAAGGGTTTTTGGGATTTGGATGTTGCGCTGGATTTGGCGCAGTGTGCTACGGTTGATCCTGAGGATGGAGAGTTGATTAAGTTCATTCAGCAGTTGAAGTTGTTTGGAGATTTGCTTGCGCCTAAAGCGCATGCTATCTTGTTTGATGATGTTGAAGTTGATTTGGATGAGGCCTTGTTTCCTGGTTTCACTGTTAAAGTGGATATGGATGAAGGTGCTCATTGTGATTTGGAGTTCTGGTTGGAAGCCATTGACGATGATCCTTCTGAGTGGACTTACCAGTTGGAGTTTTGTCATAACTGCACTTGCAGTTCTTCTTTTCGTACTCCTTGCACGTGTCTTTATGATAATTGCAAGGTTTGTGCTAATTGGAGTGATTTGGTTGAGAGGATTGATGTTTTGATGGACACGTTGTTTCCGCGTGATACTGCGCGGCAGCATAATCGCAAGGTTTGGAATGCGTTGATGCATATGACGTATGGGAATAGTACTATGTTCTCGTTTGATCCGCACAATTCTCGTACTTGGAAATTTGATGAGGTTGATGCGGACCGTTATGTGTTGGCACGAGTTCAGAATCGTGTCGTGGTTAAGGTTGGTTATGCGAAAGCAGTTGAGTTGTTGTTGCGCCGGAGGGGCGCACGTATTGACTTGGCTTGGATTAACCTGCGTGATCATTTTGATGCTACCAATACTGGTTACGCGAAGGAGTTCATTTATGTTCCGCGGCAGCCCGAAAGGGCGGCTGTGGTTACGAATGACATGTCCTATTTGGACTGTGTCATTGACAAGATTTCGCTTGGTGAGAAGCTTACTCGTGGAGAGAAGCGTCTCGTTAAGAAGATTCCTGGTTTGAATCGTGTTCTTTACGATTCAGTTGAAAAACACACTGCAGTGATGCAGATTGTGGAGAGCGTGGTGACACGCTCTCATTTTCAACGACTTATGGACTGGATGGCGATCCAGTACAATGAGTTGGCCTTTCACCAGTTTACTGGTGTGATGTCTTGTTACTTCTTTCACCCCAAGGTTGAAGTTTGTGGGGTGGAGAAGCATGCTGATGTTCATGAGTTAATGCCGGGCCTGAAGAAGGTCGGTAATTTCTCGAGTTCGTCGGATGCAACGGTGGAAGCACCGTACACAACCCCGCGCAGTGATGCGAGTGGGGAGGCTTCAGTGATGAAGCCTAGTGTTTGGACGCGTGTGAAGAACATGGTCCCGTCTTTACCGACGTTAAAGGTTGAACATGGTTTGAGTGCGAAAGCTCATGCCGTTGCTGAGTCTGTGGCTGGTGCCGCGGACCGAGTGACGGAAGTGCTTGGAGGAGTTCGTGAGAGTGTTCCGCAACGTGTTACTAATGCTGCTGCCAAGGCGAAAGCTAAGGTAAGTGATTTAGGTGATGCGGTGTTGGATGTTGTTATGAAGGCATTCAGTATCCAGAATGATTCGGTTCGTGTTGTGCTGCGTGTTGTGCGCGACATGATCGTTTTACATAATGTTCAGGGTATTATTGCTAATAGTGGAGTGTTTTTCTACTTGCAGCAGTTGTACGGTATTAAGTATGCGGGTTGTTTGCTCGGTGCGTCTATGGTCATGAAACAAATTACGAAGTGGCTATTGGACGATGATGCGATTGACAAGCATGCTGGATTTTTGGAGATTGGAGGAGAGGATATGAAGCATTTCGTGGGTACGTGGTTGAATGCTTTTACTACACACTCACGCGAGGTTGCGGCTGTTAATTCGGTTGTGACTCTTGCGAGGACCTCTGGGTCGGTTGCCCAGGTTCTTGGAAAGTTTATTTTGGATGGTTTGAATGTATTTTGGTTGTCTGTCTTTAAGACGGAGTTGTACTTGACTCCTGCTGCGAAAGCGCGGAAGATGTATGATGTTCTTTACCATGATGTTCAGATCGCGATGGCGATGCCTGTTCGGACGGATGAGATTGAGCGCTCGATGCGCACGTCTCTTCGTATGATGCGACAACAATTGGCTATTTTTGGTATGTCGCTTCCGTCTGATGAGATTCGGAATATGCAGCTCACTTTGCAGGCTATTACGCAGAGTGTTGGAGATTTTGGAGTTGAGACTCAGTATGATGACCCGAAGGCGAAGGCCACGGTTATTATGCTTGAGGGTGATACTCAGATTGGAAAGACGACAGTTGCGCGACTTTTGACTACAGCTATTGGAAAGGAGTTGGGTTGGAAAGGTCGTGCGAATCAGTGGTTGTCTGTGATGCAGTTGGATAATGAGGAGTTTGGATTGAGGTTGCCTGAGTTCTGTCAGGCAATACAGATTGATGAGCCTTTTAATCAGTCTGACTCGTCGATTACGGGTATTGAGGTTCGCAACTTTCAGTTGTTGATTGGTCCCCAGGTGGTGCAGTTTTCAGGTGCCGCCGTGGAGGCGAAGGATCAGGTGGTGCGTCCTAAGTTGGTTATTTTGACTTTGAACGCAGTTGCCCCGGAGTTGGGTGTTGTTAATGGTAGCGCCGCGACGGCGCGCATTGATTTTCACTTGAAGGTGCGAGGTAATATTCGTGATTTGTACGAGCGTGATGATTGTACTATTGCGGATTTGGATAAGGCCTTGCAGTTTGAGGCAAATGGTTCGTTTTCGTTTTCGGAAGTGGTGAAGGTCGCTGTGGAGCGAATTCGTCACTATGATGCGGGTAAGCATCGGATGCAACAGTTTGAGAATAGGATTCTCGCTGACTTCCACGCCCCTGCACATTCGCCTGATATTAAGAAGTTTGTGTCGGAGTCATTGACACAGAAGCAAGGAACGGTTGATGGCCATTGGGTCTCGGCTGTTCAGAAGAAGGCTGGGCTTGCGGCTCGTGACCGGGTTCGAGAGGTTTGGGCGTCGGAGATTGAGAAGCATGTGAAGCTCTCTGTGGATTTTAAGGAGAGGATACCTGATGCTCTATTACCGGAGATTGAGGCGTTGTTGGATGAGGATGAGAATCCGTATACCATAGGGTTGGATACGGAGGAACATGAGAACAATTTCAGAAATTTTTGCCGCGTGAATAAGGTGGCGAAGGCTGGTGAGCAGTATGATTTGGGAGACTTCTTGCACGCGTTTGATTTGGATGAGGGTCCATGGAACGTGCAGGTTGTCACCTCAGACGATGCTTGTTGTGTCTATGAGATTGAGGATGTTGAATGTAAGAGATGTTTGTGCCATGATCGGCCTTTGGCGTGTAAGTTGCGTCTTAGGCATTGGCGATTAGAGGCTGTGGAGGAGCAGCAAGTCGCCGTACCTGTCGTGCCCCAAGTGGAGGGTTGGACCGTTATGCAGCGCCTGCAAGGAGCAGGGCAGTATTTAGGTTCGAAACTACACAAGGTGTTAGATAAGGTTATTATGGTTGGAAAGGATGCCATGCCGTGGGCGGTGTGGATTTTGAAGTATTCGGCGTATTGCCTTGCGGCAGCGCTGATCGGTTATGCGACGGGAACGTTGCTTAACTACGCCCTTAGTGTTATGGAACCTAGTTGGGCGGTTGCCAAGCACGCGTATGCTAACGTGAGCGCTGTGCAGGCAAAGAAAGAGATTAGAGCTAGACCGGCTATTGTCTCGGGGGTGGTGCCGCACGTTAAGGTGTCACTTCTTGCTAACCCCGGTCCTCCTGAGCAGCGCCGCGCTTTGATAAAGAAAGTAGTGTGGCCATGTTTTTGGATTGCCGAGGTCGGTAATGGTAGGGTGTTTTCAGCATCCAACCAATTGGTCTTGTTAGATGGACGAGTGTGCGCTTCAGTGCGCCACGTCCTGGACGTTCAGGGAAGACGTCCGAATAAGTTATTTATTCCCCCCCCATACAACAAAGTTTTTGATGTATGTCCGTTTGATGGGCTTGAGAAGAAACGCGATGGCGTTGTTCAAGTGGTCTTGATGACAGAAATGGATGGCATGTTCGTTGTGCTACCCATTGGGTGCCAGTTTGGAGCCTCTGGTAAAAAGGCGACCGCGTATCGGCGCGATGTGAACGTCAGTCTGAGCGATGACTTGACGATTTACTACCGATCATTCCCTGAAGTTGAATATGACCCTGATTCTCCGACTCCCTTTGTCGCGGTTGGCGACATGGAAGTTTTGGAATCGAAGGGTGGTTCACTATGTGATTTGGATTATATGAATTACCGTGATGGAGAACGCTGCGTCGCGTATATTGCGAGCGGTGCGAATCCGACAAGACCTGGTATGTGTACCGGTCCGGTGATCCCTATGAATCCGCGTTACGGCGGTGGAAACCGAGTGCTTGGTTTGTATATGACTGGCTCTTCGGCTTCGGGAATGCTCACGATGTTTGGCATTTTTCGTGAGGATATTGATGATCTTAATGCTGCTTTCCCGTGGATCAATAGTGGGGTAACCTACGAAGATCTTTCGGGAGTTGAATTCGCTGATGTTCAGTCGGCGATAGTAGACAAAAAGGCCTCAATCTGTGAGCTAGAGAAGCCGGGGTATTTGCCGTCCGATTCGGGACTGCGCAAATCTCTGGTTTTCGGGGTGTTGGAGGGAGTCACTGATGGCAATCATGTGATCCCTGCACCCTTTCGAGTGCCTTCCAAGATGGTGGATGTTGAAGATGCTTTTCGGAAGTATCCGCCATTCTTGCCGGTGTGCCCGCAGAGCGCACTGGATGAGTTTCGAGTTGGTGCTCGGCGTTATGCTGAGTACTATCTTTCTGCCTGCGCGCCCTTCACAAAGGTGCGTAGTGAGCCGCTCTCTAATGATGAGGCGATTAATGGTACGCTCGACGGGACTGTCGAAGCGATGAATTTGGATGCGTCATGGGGTTTTTCATTAGACTCAGGCGTACCGAATGGACCTAAGCGCACCTTTATGGAGTGCGGCTCGGATGGGAGGTGGAATTGGAAGCCCGAATACGCTGAGGAAGCTCAGATGTTTTTCGATGGTTTGGTTCTGTCGTTTGTCTTTTACTGGACGTTGATGAAGAGTACTCCGAAAGGGGAACTTCGTCCGCCAGGAAAGAGATCTCGACTCACCTCCTGTGAATTGATATTTATATGTGTCGCTTTGCGGCGCGTGTGGGCTCCTGTGCATTCAATGACAGCTGCCTTTGCGCCGTTAAACGGCATGGGGATTGGTGTCGACCCCACGGGTCCCAACGGAGACGTCATGTGGCGCCGCTTGATGCGGTTCACTAGATGGCTCTGTGGGGATGCCAAATTTTTCGATGCCCGTAAGGATGCTCAACACTCGTTCATTCTTGCAGAGGAGTTCATGGCGCCGGTTCTACAGCGCGTGTACCCCGACTGGTCTCGACAGAAGTGTATTGCAGTAGCCATCATTAGTACGGCGTACTCCGTGTTGGGGTATGAAGTGCTTGGATGGGATGTTTATCTGCATATTGATTCGTTCTTCTCTGGTGATCTTAACACGGGTTTTGGAAACTCGGGGTTTAGTGGATCTCTGGCGATGGTGGCGTTTAGTCGAGCTAGGAACATGGAAAATGGAGTGATGGGATCGTTTCAAGAAGATCTCGACACGAAGTATTTCTGTGTAACAGTAGGAGATGATGTGGCTATTGGGACGTCTCTCTCTACTTTGACGAATTTCGTCATGCGTGATGTGTATCGTGAGAATAACATGATGTACACCTCGTCGTCGAAGGAGGATGTTGAGTCTGACTTTGATGATGAGCTTGAATTTCTCAAGCGCACCCCCGCCCTGTTCATGGGACGGTGGGTTGGCCTGCACCCTTTAGAAGGATGTTCTGAAATCGCGTCTTATGTGCGAACGACTATCAACAGTAAGAAGGATGCGAGCGTTATCAATGCTGATCAAGCATTAGATTCGCTCTTCTTCTACGGTGAACCGCTTTTTGAGGCGGCCCGTCAAATACTGGTTGAGAAGTTGTTTGCGCGTGGATGCGCGAAGACTGTCCGGACCTATAGCGATTTCCTTGTTAATTGGCAGGGAAAGTTCGGCGATCGCGTGAGCGAGCAGGTTGTAAAACATTGCTCTGTAACCGAACTAAAAAGTCGCACTGTGATCTTGCCACGTCGTGTAGCTACTACGATGATGGTATTGCTGGTGTGCACCGCTTGCGGGGTTCTCGCGAGTAGTGTAGCTGAAAATGGTTTTGCGTTGGGATCGACGCATTACGTCATGAAACGATCCGCGAATAATATTGATGGAATTCCAGAGAGCAACTCAGCGACAGCTCCTGGAGTAAAAGTTACAGTCGCACAAGATCTTACCTCCGGCCGTGGGGATGGGCCCCCGCCGGAGAAGCAGCTTTCACAGCTGACTCAGTTCGCGGATGCAACGGCGAAGATAGAGGAAGTAATTCCATCTATGTCGGAGCAACTGCGTAATTCCCTGAATCCGTTTGCGGACCAGGGATTGGATGCTGTATTGTCGAGACCGTACAAGGTTACCGACTTTACGTGGAATTCTACTGATGCCACCGGAGTGGTTTGCTACCAAGCGATCCTCCCCGAGCTCCTGTTCTCGATACCGAACATAGCGTCGAAGCTGACCGCGTTCAGGTATCTCAACACCGCTTGTAAAATTTCGTTCCGTGTAAATGGGACGCAGTATTTGAGTGGTCGTCTGTTAGTGGCGTCATTGCCATTTCAGACACCTACGACTTCGTGGCGAAACAATTTCGGAACGATAATTCAAGGACCTCATGTTTTGATGTCCGCGAATTCGACGGAATCTGTTGAAATCACGATGCCCTGGTTGAACCCGATGAACTTTCGGGATCTGACGGCAGGGCCTGAAGGTGCGTATATCGGCATGATCTATGTCGCAGTTATGCACCCTCTATCGACGGTGTCTACTTCCTCAGCGACCTCCATAAAGGTTTCGGTGTTCGCTGAATTTGTTCGTCCGATTGTTGCAGGAATGGACCTTGTCGGGACCCCAGCTCTTGGTGGTTTCGAAAAACATTCTAACATTTCGGAGATGGTGGGCAAGATACAGAAGGGGGTGCTGGAAGGCGTCTCCTCTGCCTCGTCCACTGTGAGCGGGTTGCTGTCAGCTGCCGGCCCGTTGCTGGATATGGCAACTAAGGTCGCGCCGATGGTGCTTGACAAACCGCCGAATTTGGCGGTAACGCAGTTCTTTACTAAGCGGAATGCCTCGGACTTTGCATTGGTCTCTGGTGTTCAGATGGCGTCGCCTGTGGCTGCGCATGCAAATGCGCAGGTTTCAGTTGATCGTGGCATTCAGGGCGAGGAGAATCCTCAGCCTGGTTTCGTCGAAATGTGTGGCCGACCGGGTTTGTGTAAGCTGTTTAGCTTTGACACGACCTATACTGTCGGCACCGAGTTGATGACTCTGCCTGTTCGACCGAATGTGTCGTTGCCGTTACTCGTGGGTGCTACTACCTACCAGTCATTGCCGCCTGTGTGTTATTTCTCACAGTTCTTTCGGTTTTGGCGTGGTGGAATGAAGTACTTGTTCGTTTTTTCGGCTTCGTCGTTCACTTCGGCGCGTGTACGGATCTCGTACATGCCTAGTAATGCGGTGTCGACGGACCCGCCGGAGAATCAAGCCGGTGATGTTCCGTCAGCCATTGTTTCAATAAATGGCGACACGCTCTACGAATTGGAAATTCCGTATTTGTCTCAAACTCTGTACAAGGAGGTTGGGGTTCCAACATCTGCTTCCTCAGATATCTCAGCTATGGGCCGTATTACAATGACGCTGGTCAACGCAGTTCTTTCTGCGCCCGGCGCCACCGCGACTATTTGGTGCTCAGTGTACCAGTCTGCGGGAACTGGCTTTCAGCTGATGATGCCTGATGGGTGGTCAGTTGCAATAACGCCTGTGTGGTCCTTCATAGCCGTTGATTCGGATACTGGAGCACCTGGCGTGTTCGGAAATACCTATGCACGAGGGTATACAAAGATAGAGGATGTGGTTGAGAAACATTCCGATATCCGTGCGATTTTCGCGAAACCGTTCAAGCCGATTATACCGGCGACAGCAGTGATGGAGAAAGGAATTTGTTCTCCGGAGTTTGTCGATGGGATACTCGAGCTGGGAAAACGCTTTGAAGTTTTGGGGAATGACATGTTATCTACATTGTCGCCCATTAATCAAGGGATTGCGCAGTTGAACTACAGCACTTGGCATTGGCGCCTTGTTGCACCGTTTTTGACGTGGCGCGGGGGATCTGTTTGGAAAATGATGCCCGTGACTACGCTTGGTGCGGTGATTTTGCCGCACGAGTATGATGTAACTTGGTTGCCGACGTTTGGTGTGTCGGCCTTCGACGTCACTATGGCCGGAGTGGTTCCATTCCGGATGACAGAAGACGTACCGTGGGCGGAGTTCTATACGCCGTTCTACGACAGCGTGTTTTCGCGAGAAACACAGCCGATTCTAGCAGACCAGCCTGCACTACCACAGTGGGCTATAACTAGTACGGCAACGGGTACGACTTTGGTAACATTGTCGTACGCATTCGCAGATGACTTTTCTGTCGGTGTGTTCATGGGAACCCCGATGGCAGTGATATCTGGCGAGACCGACCTTAAGGTCGAAGAGCCGCTTTTGGCACCCGATGGGAGATTCTCGGAGGGGGGCTATAAGCGGTTTTGTGAGATGTATCATGGTAAAAGATCGCAACCTGATAATTACTTACAAGAGCGGGCAGTAATGTCCGGGCGTTTCGGGACGGAGAAACACGACTCGGCGAATGTGGCAGGTTACCTTAAGACCACATCGTCGGGTTTCACCCTTTAGGAGGAGCTCAAGGAATGCAGCTACGCTTGGCGTATATGTCCTTGATGTCTTGG